CCGATGCATACCAAAAATGGAAAGAGGAGAACCAACCACAGGAAGGAAATGGAGATCAGGACGTTAGCGAGAAGGGGCAGCAGGGCCAAGAGGCGACGATTCACGAAATCGAGCAACTCGCAATTGAGGGTCTTAAAAAACAGATTGATCTGAAAAACCCTTATGAGTTTCAAGAGCTTGTTGCCGCACTGCTGCGAGGCATGGGTTACTATACGCCGTTCGTTGCACCGAAGGGAAAAGACGGAGGAATAGACGTTATTGCATATCGTGACCCTCTCGGAACAGTATCACCTCGAATCAAGGTTCAGATCAAACACCGAGATACTGCAGCTACGGTGCAAGAGGTTCGTCAATTGATGGGTCTGCTCCAGAAGGACGGCGACGTGGGAATGTTCGTTTCTTCGGGTGGCTTTACCAGCGATGCCACAACCACTGCACGTGGAGCACATATACATGTAGAACTAGTTGACGGGGGGCGCTTCATCGCTCTTTGGCAGGAGTTCTATCCAAAGCTCACCGATGAGGATAAGAGCCTTCTGTCCCTCGTGCCACTGTTCTTCTACGCACCTTCCGTGTAGGGGCTAATTTAACTCTGAGTATCAACTCCGGCAACGATCTCGATCTCCGCTACCCAGCGTTTCTGCTCAATCGATGTTTGTGATTTGCGCACGAAATATCCGCACAATCCCATGCCATTGAGCTGTAGCCCGGCGGCGACCGCAGACTCATCCTCCAGCCAGGTGCGCACGGCGTTGAGGCGTTCGTCATGGGCCGGGGTTTCCAGCCGAAAATCGACGGTCGCTTTCCACAGCGGCCCCACCGTGTGTTCGCAATCGGGGCAATGGACAATGATGGAGGACCCCTCGGCTGTGTTCTCGTCGCCCGACACGCCGGTATGCTGCTCAACCCCGACGAGTTCCGGGAGCCCCCCGACCGCCGCCAGGAATGCGGATTCAATGGCGGTGTTCATTTTACTTGTACTGTGAGGGTGACCATCGGATAGGCCGGGGATTCGCTGACCTTTGAAATCCGGTAGGTTTTGCCGTCGAATTGGATCGGTTCGTTCACCTTGGGTCGGGTGGTGCCCAGCGCAGCCTTGGCAATCTTGACCGTGAAATCGTATTCCTCGCCGAACCCGCCGATTTGCAGGGTGTCCGAGGATTCAATGGAAGTGATGATCGCCCGGTAGGTGCGATTGTTCCAGGCCACCGGTTCACCGATCTCCGCAACGATCCCGGCGAGATCAGCGGCTTTTTCTTCCTTTAGCGACATGCCCGAGAGCGGGTGTCAACGCTCCCTGAGGCTCAAAACGCCGTAACACGGATCGCATTTCTCGGGATTATGGCCTGCGCATTTGATGATTTCGGTGATGAATGCCGGGGCAATGCACTCGACACTTAATCGTGCGCCATCTAAGTAAAGAAACAATGCCATCACCATCGAACATACTCAGAGAGCACGGTGTATTTCTCGCGCACTGCTCCTCTTACCCGCAGCTCTACGCAAGCGATCTCACCGCACATCTCGGGCCGTTGGAAAGGCTAACTAATGCTGCTCAATCCCAACTTGGGTTGTCATGTTCGACTATAGGACCTTATGACTCCTTCAATAACCGCAATTTCACTGGCAAGATCGGCTTGATTCTCGTTCCGCCTTCTTTTGACGCTATTACCCACGCCACACCGAAGGACGGCGGCACATCGGCACCAGCGAAGCGTGGTGACCCACGCGAACCGTTGCCAAAATTCCCAATCACCGAGCAGCTACTCCGGACAGCGATCAAACATCGTCCAAACAACGAACACAACGAGGTTTGCTTAAAGGCATACCATGTGGTTGGTGTCTTTATGTGCCCGCCGGTTGATTTCACACCGAAAGTTGGTGACACTCCCATCAGAGTGACCGAACCCGAGATTGTCGATGCGCTTCCGAATCAACGTTTCTTCCTGCTAGACGCTTCGAAATTACACGAGGTTTCCTATGATTGTGCTATTCAGAAATTTGTCTCCACAGGCAATGCCTATTCGCACGGAGATATTAATCGTGAGGCCAATGTCTAACAATGCACTCCAGAAAACCTCCCCATCAGCCTTTACTGCAACGGTCTTCACGTTTGAGGACTGCCTGTCGTGATCACCTGAAACTGAACGGCTAGCAAAAAGCCCCCGCGCCGTTTCCGACGCGAGGGCTTTGAATGGAAACCTGCGCCAATCAGGGCGTCAGGGTGGACCCAGTGGGCAGCGCGGACACAATCCGCTCCAGCACCGGCACGTTGCCGGTTGCGAAGCCATACATCAGCGTGAAGCTGATTTCCTGCTGGCCGAGCCGCCCGTCGTAACGGTCGCGGACCTGGATGGAAAGACCGGTGCGCCGGTCGCTCACCACGTCGATCTGCGTGTCGCCGGTGAATTCGGGCACATCCGGAACGCGGGCCGCCATGATGAGGCCTTCGCGGATGCCCGCAATGCCCACCAGGTTTTCCCCGTTATTCGGCAAAGCCGAGTATTCCGTGACGGTGAACCCGTTCACGTTTGGCAGCATGCCGGTCACCACAACGTCGGCCACTTGCGGGGCGATGTAGGCTTTATACAGAGCCTCATCCTTCTGGAGCGCGTTGTAATAGTCGGAATTGACGAAGATGAAGCGGCCAAGTTGAGGCACATAGCGCTTATTGAGCGTGGTGCCGATATCGACCACCGTGTTGCGTCCAAAGCTTCCCGCCGCAACAGCGGTCGTGTTCGGGAAGTTCGCGGCCAGGATGAGGCCGAAGAGATCGTCGCACACTTTGCGGCCAAGAGCGTAAGCCACCTTATCGGCATACATCAGATTCAGGTCGAGCTCACTCGTGGATCGCTCCTCGTCCGTGATGGCGTATCCCGCATAAGCGTGGTTGTTGATCTTCACCTTCACGTCCACCATTGCCTGGGCATCGGGGAGATAGCCCACTGCCGGATTGAAAGCCTGAGCCACCGTCGGCTGGACGATGTGCGTGATGATGTCCTGGTTGAACTTCACTGATTGATCGCTGAAATCCGTCGCGATCCTGGTTAGGACCGGGAATGTGGCGAGCAGCGTGGTAAGCGCCGTTTGTGCAATCAACGGGCCGTTTACTGTTCCGTCGGAGTTTTGGATGACTGGCATAATTTAGGATGGTGAAGGAAATTGAACTGAGCCTTGGGATTGGTTACCGCTTGTTGAGAAGGGGTCTGATGTGCGCTTCGAAGTAGGTGGCTGCCTCTTTTGGCTTCTTGGTTTGAACCAGCGCCTTGTGGGCGGAGATGTGTTCCTCAAGAGTGGATCGGCCCGCGTTGATGGCGGCGTCCCCAGCGGGAGTCACCTTTGCCGGAACCTGAGTGCCGGTGCTGGCGACGATCTGCGCGGATCGTAAAGCGGCCCGTTTTTCGATGTCCTGTTCCGCAGCCTCAAGTTCAGCATTGCGGGAGGTGACGGATTCGATGGATCGGCGGGCGGTGATGAGATCGGCGCTCAACTGCTCGCGTTCGGCGCTCAGGGTGGCGAGTTGAGTTTTAAATGCTTCGGCGGCGGTGGATGCCTCGCCCATAAGATTGGCGCTGGCTTGCGCGTCGGCTTCGAGCGTCTGGACGCGAGAGAGCGCTTCCTGCAATTGTTCCTCGATTGGTTTGCTCATTGCCTGAGAGGGCGTGTCAACCCGGCGGGCCTGGGATTGAAATGAAACGTGATAGGAACGCAGTCGTTGCATGGCTTCGCCGCGATCACGGACAACACCGGCCAGGTTCATCCGCTGGGCCTGTTTGCCGGAGAAATCCTGTCCTTCCATCGCGTCGGTCGGGATCTTCCGGCCACGAGCGAGAACCGCCGCGTAAAAATCCCCAGCGGTTTCCTCAATGTTGGACTGGATGAATTCGCGCTGGGCGTCGGTCAACGAAACGCCGGGCGTGCCGATGCTCTTAAACTTGCCAGCGGCGAATACCTCGACCTTTATCCCCTCATTTTTCAGGGCCTCGGAATCGTCAACCACCGGCTGGATGACGCCGATGGAACCAACCCGGGCGCTAGGGGTGACGTAAATGGCCTGTGCCTGTGAGGCGACCCAGTAGGCCGCAGAACACATGAGGCCTGAACTGAAAGCGTAGACCGGTTTTTTACGGTTCACATCCGCGACAGCTTGGGCAAGCTCGGGTGTGCCGGTGACGGTGCCGCCAGGGGAATCGATATCCAGAAACACGGCCTCGATGTCGGGCCGGTCACCAGCTTCGCGCACGGCAGTGCAGATTTCCTCTGAATCCGTGGCGTTAAAAAGAATCTGCGAGAACAGATCCGGCTTTCGAATCATCGGCCCGTTCATGGCGACCACGCCGACGCCGTCCTCGAGACTCAGAAGCGGCGACCGGGAAAGCGAGGGAAGTGGGGTGCGATTGTCGAGGAACGCATGCGCTGCCACGGTCATCGCCCGGAATGCGTCGGGCGTGATGAGCCAGGGTTGTTTGAGAAGAAGGGTTTCTGCAAGCGTCATGCCGAAGGCGGCGTGTCAAATCCTCAACCTCCCGGCTTCACGGGTTGTTTGGGCAGGACAACATCATCCTCAGCTTGCTCCGTGAGGACCACTGCCCCGGTGCTTGGGCGGTATAGCATTTCCAACGGAACGCTGTATTTCGTCGCGAGGTCGATCATGAGCCGCGCGTCTTGGGCCCGGATTTCCGCCTGCTCCTCAAAGTCGAGCCCGAGTTCGGCGTAAGATTCGGAAAGTGTTTTCAGGCCAGTCTCGACATCCGCCCGATTCTGCTGCGCTTCCCGCCCTGCATCCACGGTCACGCGCTTTGGGCGTTGCCAGCGCACCTTGTGCCAGCCGGGTTGCGCGGGAAGTTCGCGCTGCGCAATTGCATCCCCAATTACATAAGCCCAAACCGGGAGTAAAAACCTCTGGATGAGAATGAGCTGGCGGTAGGAGAATCGCCGGTCGGCCTTGGCCACGACGAGCCGCACCCCCGCTCCGCCTATTTTTGACGAGTCAGCTGCAAATTCAAACGGCAGCACACCCAGTGCGGCGTCTCGGCGAAGGTGTTCAAGGAAGCCTGTGAAGGTGGGCGACGGGCGCTTGGATTCAAATG